GAAAGAATAACAAAGACGCTTGGCATGACGGCAAGCGTTAAGGAGATAAGATGAAAGACGAATGTCCTAACTGTAATGGCTTTGGCACATTACCAACAAACGAAGTTTGCGAATATTGCAACGGAACAGGGAGAGAATAATGTCAGGTAAAGGAGATAAACCAAGACCATACGATAAACAAAAGTTTGACGAGAACTTTGATCGTATATTCAACCAACGAAAGGAAAAGAAAGATGAATCCATACAAAATAAACGGCCCAAGTCTAATTAGTTTTAGTGGTGGTAGAACATCTGGCTTTATGCTATGGAATATTCTGCAAGCACATAATGGTAAATTACCAAATGATGTATATGTAACCTTTGCTAATACAGGCAAAGAAGCTCCAGAAACTTTGGATTTTGTGCATGATGTATCAGAAAAATGGGATGTGCCTATTCATTGGTTAGAGTTAGAGATAGCAGATGAGCGACCAATATGGAGAACTAGGATCGTAACCTACGAAACCGCAAGCAGAAACGGAGAGCCATTTGATGCTATGTTAAAGAAAAGACCATACCTACCTAATCCTGTAACTAGGTTTTGCACTAGCGAGTTAAAAATTAATGTAATGAAACGCTTTATGAAAAATATTAATGGTTATAAAGAATGGGAAAATGTTATTGGCCTTAGATATGACGAGCCAAGACGAGTAGCAAGCGCAAGAAAACCAAATAATGAGCCTTGGAACAATGTCTTGCCTATGGCAGATGCCAAACATACTGTAGAAGATGTTACAGAATTTTGGTCTAAGCAAAATTTTGATCTGAATTTAACTAATGCCTATGGTAAAACTCCAGCAGGTAACTGTGATTTATGTTTTTTAAAAGGCATGGATACCACAATATCTATACTCAAAGAAAGACCAGAAATGGCTAATTGGTGGATTGAGAAAGAACAACAGGTAGGCGCAACCTTTAGAAAAGACCGCCCAAGCTATATTCAACTCCTGGATATTAGCAAAAACCAACAAACATTATTTAATGATGACGATCAGATGACCTGTTTCTGTCACGACTAAGGAAAAGAAAGATGGCAATAAGACTGATAGTAAGCAGCGAAGATAAAGCGCTCCTCACCGAGGCGCTCACAAAGCTGGCTACTCCCATTATGCAAAAACCAAAGCAAAACCGAGACGAAAAACGCTTGCTCGTTCAGGTTGAAAACCTGATAATGCAGATCAATTTCGGTAAGGAGATACCATAAACATGTGGCGTAGAGTGACACTAATGTGGCGTAGAGTGCCATCAAGGTGGCGTAGAGTGACATATATCCGTAACCTATACCTATACTATGAGATGAGAAAAGCCCTCAAGGGCTTTCTCTCATCACGCTCCCACAGAGTGTGTTCTTTCGCTAGCGCAGGCAAGCGCTTTCTCGGAGGGCGTGAGCGGTGAGCGAACTAAACGACTACTGGTGGATCGTAAACGGAGTGCCTGAGCGAGAGAGCGAAAGCGGCTTCGTGCAAGTGCGGTTTGCGAAAGAGTATCAAGACTTTAGGCGCTTGCGCAAACATATATGGGACTGGTATCGCAAGCAAGCGGGGCGGCGAGACTTGGGAGCGGTAGCGACCTGTGTACTGTGGGCGGTGTGTGAGAGGTATAGGCAGGAGTCGTTCTCCTCCCGGGATGCCTACAGCTATTACGCTAAGATGGTTGGCTTAGAGCGCAGGAGCGTGGGTAGGGCGATCAGTGAGATGATTGAAATGAATATCCTGTGGTGTGTGCTAGAGAATGAAAAGCGGAAGGTGGTGAAAGCGGAGGCAGGTAAGCGTAAGCATTTACTGTTGGTCGGTTTGGGCCACTCACTAAGGAAGGAGGGAATCAGATAAGCAGCCCGCGCCGAAAACTTTATTTAATTATATCTCCTTCTTTTGTAACCACTGCAATTTTATCTCCGTATTGGTCTTTGAGTAGCCAATCTCCCTCTGGAGTTTGCATGGATAGTTGTTTATCTGCATAAGGCAATTCGCCTATATAGCCTGAGTCTCTCAGGTGGCATCTATGTAAGTAGTCTGCTTTTTCAAAGTGCATAATTATCTCCCCCAAATTGTTTTTGGTTTTTCTTTTGGTTGTTCGTTTATATCAGCCAACAATGCTTTTTTGATATTGGTGATATTGTGGTTTTTAGGATCTATGATTTTGAAATCATTTAATCTGGGCTTATAGGTTGCATGTTTGTATGCACGATAAAGAGGACTCTTATCATCATCCATACTGCCCTTGTAAGTCCACTCAATGTGATCTCCCTCATAGTTAAAATAAAATCTTGCATTATTAATCATCTTTTCCCTCCTTGTAATCAATGTATGCATTTCCTAATAGCATGGTTAATATAGCTAGTAAGCCTGTGCTAAATAAAATAACTAATCCTTTTAAGATTTGTCCCATGCTTTAAATAATCTTTCCCTGACTCTTTCCCAAGTAGTTGTTGGTTTACCTCGTTTGTGAATGTCCTTAGTGACAACTCTGCCACTAGCGTATTTGGTTTGGTAATAATCTCTGTAATCAGGATTATTGTCATCCCATTGATAATAGATTTGAGTCCACATTTTATCCATGCGCTCAAACTTAAGTTCTTCTTTCCTGTTTTCTATTTTGTCTTTGTGTTGAGTCATATCAGCCTCCAAATAAAACAAATAATACAAATGGAATACCAACAATGGCGATCAACAACTCAGTTATGTTGCGAGCTGTATCGGTCCAATGGATTTGTGGTTGTGGTTTGTGGTTTATGTAGTCTTTCATAATTAGATCTCAATGTTGATTGATGTTTGGTTGATGTATTGTCTTTCTTCTTCAGTAAATATATTCCAAAAGTAATACACATCTTCTTCAGACATTCTGTCTAATTCTTTTTTTCTATCTTTGGTTAGTTTGTTTGTAAGTTTCATAATTCCCTCCTACAGGTTTTTTATTAATTACAAGTTTATTTTCTCAAATATTGCACAAATGTCAACACTCTTACACACAAAAACACATACTTATTTCATCATGTCATAAATGATTGTCCTGGAACATTTTAGGACTTAAAATCTGAAAATGGAGATGCAGTTATGAACAAGCTGACCAAAAGAAATCTACAAGTTAATTACTGGTTATCTATAAATTAATTAAGAGGTAATTTATGTCAAAAATCACTGAAACTAATCCAAAAGGAGCTGGTAGAAAGAGAATTAAGTTCAATGAAGAAGATTACATGAATATTGAACGATGGAGCGGAGATGGCTTATCTGAGGCGCAAATAGCGACTATGCTTGGCTGTAGCTTAAGCACAATAGCCCGGAATAAGAGAACAAATGACAAATTTGGCATAGCTTTAAAAAAAGGGAAAGTCAGGGCGATACAGGCTGTAGCCAATCAAGTATTCGAGAATGCCATGAGCGGGAAAGAAACTTCCGCTATTTTTTTCCTCAAAAATCGCGATCCAGAGAACTGGTCTGACAGGGCCGAGGTAAATCACAACTTAAATCTCAAAGAAGTGCTAAATATTGCAAAAAATAGAGTAATTGAGGGATCAGTTGACTACAATAAACTAAGTTCACAGCATGTCCTAACAAAGGACACGCTACCAGAAGACTAAATATGGGATGGTATAGCGCAATTCTCTCATCTCCCTTACTGTATGGCTATGCTAGAGCGGGTATCCCTGCAAAATCTTGCTCTCTTGATTTTGACCCCCCCCGCTCATTTGCCCCCGGGGGTATTAAAAATAAATAGACTTGTAGAAAATTTTTTTTATGTATGAAATATAGTCCTCAACAAGAACAAGAATTAATGACCGAAATATGGTCAATGAATATAAAAGACGATCCATACAATTTCGTTAAGTTTGTATTCCCATGGGGACAAGAAGATACCCCCCTCGAGCATTTTGATGGCCCAAGGAAGTGGCAAGAAAAAATTTTGCGGGAAATTTCAATACATATCCAAAGAAACGGAGTTAGGGATATGCCTGAAATGTTTAGGATGGCTGTAGCCAGTGGTCGTGGTATTGGTAAGTCTGCTTTAGTTGCTTGGTTAATTATTTGGATGTTATCCACCAGGCTTGGATCTACCATAATTGTTACCGCCAACACCGAACAACAGCTTAGATCCAGAACATGGGCTGAATTAGGTAAGTGGCTGACTCTAGCTCTTAACTCTCATTGGTTTTCTAAAACTGCCACCACGATAAAACCATCACCATGGTTTGAAGAAGCACTGGTTAGAGATCTAAAAGTAGATACCGGGTATTACTATGCACAAGCCCAGTTATGGTCTGAGGAAAACCCAGACGCTTTTGCTGGTATTCACTCCTCTTATGGTGTCTGTTTAATTATGGATGAGGCATCTGGTATTCCCGCCCCCATTTACTCCGTCTCCGAGGGTTTCTTCTCCGAGCCAACCAAAGATAGATATTGGTTTACATTCTCAAACCCACGCCGAAACAACGGGCCATTTTACGATTCGTTTCACTCCAAGCGCTCATTTTGGAAAACAGAGCAAATAGATTCGCGCACAGTCGAAGGGACAGATAAAGCATTATTCTCGCGCATGATCGAACAATATGGCGAGGATTCTACAGTCGCTCGCGTTGAAGTTATGGGTGAGTTCCCGTCTGCAGATGACGATACTGTCATACCAATGGAACTCATCCGCGCCGCCATGGGGCGTGATGTTTCCCTCACCCCCTCCGCGCCCATTCTGTGGGGGCTAGATGTTGCTCGCTTCGGCGGCGATAACAGTGCGCTGTGTGTGCGCCAGGGAAATACAGTCCTTGAGGTCATTACATTTCCCTCAATGGACTTAATGCAGTTATGCGGTGCGGTAAAAAATAAATACGATGATGCGGGTGCGCTAGAGCGCCCAAGCGAAATATTAATCGATGTAATCGGTTTAGGCTCTGGCGTAGTAGATCGCCTCGCAGAGCAAAATCTCCCTGTGCGCGGGGTGAATGTGGCGGAAGCGCCAAGCACGAAAAAGAATTATTTAAATCTCCGAGCTGAACTATGGTTTGCCATCAAGGATTGGTTGGCGCAGCGAGATTGCCGACTTCCTATAAATGACGAGCTTGCTTCGGAATTAGCTGCGCCTTTGTACAAATATACATCAACGGGAAAAATAAAAATAGAAAGCAAGGATGAGATGAGGAAGAGGGGTGTAAAATCACCTGACAAGGCAGATGCTTTGGCGTTGACCATGGCAAGTAGTGCGGCAAGTTTTGGTGGCAGTCAAAGCTATTTGGGTTATAATTTCAAAAAACCTTTAAAATCCAGAATATTTAGAGTGGGTTAATTTTTATGGCAAAGAAAAAATACGAAGAAGAAGTCGAAGAATCTATTGAAGAGGTAAATGAAGAACAAGATCTTCAAGATCTAGTCGGAACTATTAAAGCCGAGATGGATGATGCTAAAGACTTCATTCATCAAGTTGGTGAAGAGCGAGCAGAGTCGACTGAATATTATTTAGGCAACGAGCCAGAATCTACTTCTACTCTACAATCTGAATTTGTCTCTACGGATGTTAGAGATACAGTTTTATTTATGTTGCCAAGCGTTATGCGCACATTCTTTGGTACTAAAAAGGTTGTTGAATTTGTACCTAAAGGGCCTGAGGATATCGCCCTAGCCGAACAACAAACCGATTATGTTAATTACATAGTCCAACAAAAAAATCCTGGCTTCCAAGTTTTATACTCAGCGTTTAAAGATGCATTGGTTAGGAAGACTGGTTTTGTCAAAGCATTTTGGGATGACTCTATCACAGCATCCACCCATGAATATACAGGACTAGATCCACAATCTTATCAAGCGCTTATCTTAGATCCTAATGTAGAGATCGTAAAAGAAAGTATCACCAACGAACAAATGACTGTCATTGATGAGGTGACTGGTGAAGAAATAACACAAGAGTTTCCATCCAGCTATGATTTAACTATTCGTAGATTAAAACCAAAAGACCAAGTATGTATTGAGGCAATCCCACCAGAGGAAGTTTTAATTTCAAGACATGCTAGAGATTTACAAACTGCATCTTATGTCGCTCACAGAATGATTAAGTCTGTTAGCGATTTAGTTGCCATGGGATACGATCAAGAAGAAATCGAAGAATATGCCAACCACTCAGGCAGCGCACTTGATGCCGAAGCCTTTGATGAAATTGAGGCAAGAAATCCTTTTGATAATATGATTTATCCTGATAGATCAGATACAGGCGGTAAAGATGTTTTATACATTGAGCATTACCTGTATTACGATTTTGATGATGATGGTATAGATGAGCGCATCAGAGTTTGCACCATTGGTGACGGACTGCATGTGCTAAATGTAGAGCAATGGGATGATTTACCTATTGTTATGTTCTGTCCTGATCCTGAGCCACACACAGCTATTGGCTCATGCCCGGCAGATTATTTAAAACCAATTCAAGCTGCAAAATCACAAATTATGAGAGATACCTTAGATTCTCTCGGACATTCTATTTTCCCGCGAATGGCTGTAGTCGAAGGGCAGGTCAACATCGATGATGTCTTAAATACAGACATCGGACAGCCTATTCGTGTTCGCGCCCCAGGAATGGTACAACCTTTCTCCGTCCCGTTTGTTGGCAAGGAAGCGTTCCCTGTTCTTGGATACTTGGATGAAACCAAAGAAAATAGAACAGGTGTATCTAAGGCTTCTGCTGGTTTAAATGCAGATGCTTTACAATCAAGCACCAAAGCTGCGGTGGCAGCAACCATGTCTGGCGCACAAGGTCGTATTGAACTTATTTGCAGACACTTCGCTGAAGGCGGTCTGAAAGATATGTTTAAGATTGTTAATAACTTGGTTATCAAACATCAAAACGCCCAAGATGTATTCAGACTTAATGGTAAATTTATTCCTGTTGATCCTAGATATTGGGATAGCGACAAAGATATGATTGTGAATGTAGCAATCTCTAAATCTTCAGACGAAGAAAAGTTTGCAGTCTTAACTCAAGTAGCTGGCAAGCAAGAACAAATTATGCAGTTACTAGGGCCAAGCAATCCATTGGTGTCTTTACAACAGTACGCTAATACTTTGACTAAGTTTGTAGAGTTGGCTGGCTTTAAAGATTCTTCACAATTCTTCAATGCTGAAGTACCGCCTATGCCACCACAACAACCACCCGAAGAACAGAAACCAGATGCGACTGAAATGCTTGCACAGGCAGAGGCTATGAAAGCACAAGTCAGCGCACAGAAAGCTATGATTGATGCTGAAACTGATCGTATGAAGATCATCATGGATGACGATAGACAGCGTGATATTGAAGAAGCACAGATTAGATTAAAAGCAGCAGAGCTAATGGCTAAGTATGGGGCGCAAGTCAATATTGCAGAAATAAACGCAATAATGGAGAGAGATCGTGAAACCATCAGGCAAACTGCGAAAGCTCAGTCCCAAGGATTATTTACAGGAAATGTCCCAACCCAAAATCTATAACATTGAAGTTTTAGAAGGGGACATGATCTTTGAAGGCACAGATATAACAGCAGAATCAGAAGAACAAGCACTTCGTATCTTAGAGATTATGACGGGTGGTCAAATCACTCCGTTTAGTGAGATAATAAAATTAGAAGTACACACAATTCAATAATGGAATTTAAACCTAATAAAACAGAAGAACTTTTGGCTTTGTTGAAAAATACACAGCCACAATCTGTTGCATCTCCGTTAAGTCTATATGACTTAATGGAAGCTAGGTCAAAACAATTAAGCCCTGATCCAGTAATTTCTAAATTACAAAAATTTGGTCGCGGTGTGCAAGGTTTATTAGAGCCTGAAACACCCCTTGATTATCTTGGTATGGCTATTCCAGCAACTAAGGCCGTTAAGGGTGTTGTGAATCTTAATAAAATTTATCATGGCTCTCCAAATAAAAACTTATCTAGTATTAATATTGCGAAAAGCGAAAGATCTGAGGGTTTCATGCCCCATGTATCAGGAACAGATAGCTATGATTTAGCAAGAGCATTTACTAAAGGGGAGTTTGGCGATAAGCCTATGGGTAAGGTATATGTCTCTGAGGGCAATTTTAAGTTAATTGATTACACAACAGATGAAGGTAAAAAATTATTTGATTCTTTAGGATCAACAGATCTCGAAAGAGCTGTAAATGCCAAAAAAATGGGATTTGATGGTAGACAAATAAATCATTACGAGGATTGGAAACAACCATTCTATCCAGAGGTAGATTTTAGTAAAATAAAAAATGCAAAGGAAATTCAATTATTTAAAGATTTAAAGGTTAAACCAACATAACATGGCAATAGAGTATAGAGGCGAAAGATTTGCAGGTTATAACAAACCTAAGCGCACACCTGGTAAGTCCAAGAAATTTGCTGTACTTGCTAAAGTTGGTGATAAAGTCAGATTAATTAGATTTGGTGATCCCAACATGACCATCAAAAAAGATCAGCCCAAAAGAAGAAAATCTTTCCGAGCTAGACACAAATGCGATACCAACCCCCCAAGTAAATTAACAGCTAGATATTGGTCTTGTAAAAAGTGGTAAAATAAAACTATGGAATATATATTAATATTATTAGGAGTAGCCATTGTTGGCTATGTGTTATTTAGCAAACATAAAGAGTTTGTAAAAGATAAAATTAAAAACTGGCTATGAAAAGAAAGTTTGCAAAAGTACCAAAGACCAAAGGGGGTGTTCCAAAAAAATATGTGTCTGGTGCTAAGAATCCAAAGAAAAGAGAAGCAGAAATAAAAAGAACTGCTAAACTCTATAAGTCTGGTAAATTAACTCCAGCAATGATGGATAAAATTTCTAAATTAAGAAGTAAGAGCAAAGGTTAATATGGCTGGTAAAAAAGATGTAATAGATAAGTATTCCAAATCAAGCGGAATATCTAAAAACACATTAGAAAAAGTTTATAAAAGAGGGCTAGGTGCATATTACTCATCAGGTTCTCGTCCAGGAGTGTCTGCCCATGGTTGGGCTGCTGGCAGAGTAAGATCCTTTGCTACTGGTAAAGGCGGTGCAAGAAAAGCAGATGCAGATTTATTAAGACCAAAACAATCTAAAAAAGGAAAAAAATAATGCCATATCACAGCAAACCAAAGAAAAAATCTAAAGGCAAAAAGAAAGGTAAATAATATGCCATTCTCAAAGTATTCAGAAAAACAAAAGAAGTTAGCTAGAGTTGCGCCACCGCGCACAAAGATTACTAAAGCAGACTTTGATGCTCTTAAGAAAAGCAAAAGTAAAAAGAAAAAGTGAAAAAGATAAAAGCACCTAAAGGCTATCACTTTATGAAAGATGGCAAGACTTACAAACTTATGAAACATAGCGGTAAGTTTGTTCCACACAAAGGCGCATCACAAACAGCAGAGTTTAAAGTAATTAAAAAACACAAATGAAAACAGCATCTGCCAAAGCTAAAGGCAGAAAACTCCAACAATGGGTGGTCGATAAGCTAGTAGAAATACTAGGCTTTGACAAAGAAGATTTAGAATCACGCCCTATGGGATCGTCTGGCGAAGATATCATTATGGGCGTTCAATCCCGCAAACAATTCCCTTATTCAATAGAATGTAAAAACCAACAAGCAGTTAATGTTTGGAAAGCATATCAACAAGCATGTAGCAACTGTAAAGATTATGAACCTTTGGTTATAATAAAACGAAATAATACTAAGCCTTTGGCATTAGTAGATGCGGAGTATTTTATTAAGTTACATGAGCAACGAACCGAAGTTTAAAAGTTTTGAAGAATTTAAAAAGTATTTAGAAAAAAGAGATTTAGAAATTAAAAATAAAGCTGCTCAAAAGAAAAAGAAAGATGGAAAAAAATAAAGAGCCTTGGGATTACAAAGGTCTATTTTGGGACGAGGATAATAAGAAATTTTATACTTGGAAAGAATTACAAGAAGTCTGGAAAAAAGAAGAACGCTATGGAAGAACCAACAAAGATAGAGATTCATCATAACGAACCAAAGACTTGGTATAACTTAGCAGAGGGTTTTGATAAATGGAGAGTATTTCCTAGATTATTAATAACTCTTTACGGAGTTGCCTTTTATAGAACTACCGAATGGTTTATGACTTTATCAGATCCCACTAATGCACAATCAGCTTTTGTATCTGTAGTAGTGGGCGCTGGAGCTGCATGGTTTGGTTTATATGTTGGTGGTAGCCCAAGAAAGTAATGGCTAAAGCAAAAGTAATACAAGGTATTAATCATATTAGTAAGGGAACTTCTATTGGTAGAAACCCCAAGTCTATGGCCACAATGAATAAACATAAAAAAAGATCTTATAAACTTTATAGGGGGCAAGGCAAATGATTGATAAATTTATAGAGCCAGTCAGCAAGATATTAGATAAGTTTGTAGCTGACAAAGACCTGAAACAAAAACTAGAACACGAATTATTAATGTCTATCCAAGAAGCTAACCTTGCACAAATAAAAGTTAATCAACAAGAAGCCGCACATAAATCTATTTTTGTAGCGGGCTGGAGGCCGTTTATCGGCTGGGTATGCGGTATATCCCTTGCATACCACTTCATATTCGCACCTTTAATAGAATGGATATTGGTTTTAAGCGGTAGTGCTGTTGACCTTCCTGAGTTTGATTTTTCCCAATTATCTACTATAGTAATGGGAATGTTAGGACTTGCAGGTGCAAGATCTTACGAAAAAATGAAAGGGGTAAGTAGAGAGAAATAGTATGACTGAAAAAAAGAAAGTAACCAAAAAAAGAGCTAGGACTGCTAAAGGAAGATATAAAGCAGACGATCCAAAAACACCATTTATTAATGAGGCATACGAGACTGTATATACTAAAAAAGATTATGTTATTGCAGCCGTTATTTTACTTGCTTTAGTAGGCGTTTTTTGGTTTAGCAAAATATAGGAGTTTAAATGTCGCATGTCTCTGCGAGAGTTGCTCTTGCAGGTGAATATCTAGCAGCATCATATTTGCTGAGATATTGCGACTCTGTAATCCCAGCGCCAGAAGGCCACAAGTCCGATCTTATCCTTGATCATCAAGGGGTTTTCTATAGAATCCAAGTTAAAACCACCAACAGTATTTACAACAAAGACGGCAAAGAATATTACTGCTGGGACTTAAGATCAAATGCAGATAACAATCGTAAAAATAAAATGCTAAGATATGGTAGTGGTAAAATAGACATATTTTGTATGGTAGCTTTACCCATCGACAAAGTTTTCTTTTTGGCATTTGATGAAGTTGAAAACTCTGTTGCAAAAACTATAGAGAATTTACAAAAGATTGACTCTAAAGAGTCTTTGCGACAATCACTATCAGTAGTCAACAAAACTCCAGAGCTCAATCCAATAGACGAAGACTAATATGGCATTGACTAAATTTACATTTCAACCCGGCATCAATAAAGAGATGACTGACCTTATGGATAAAGGCGGTTGGGCTGATGGTAATCTTGTTAGATTTAGAAAAGGATTACCAGAAAAAATAGGTGGCTGGGTTAAAAATTCTTTAAACAGTTTCTTAGGATCATGCAGAGCTTTAACTGCATGGGTTTCTTTAGCGTCTACTAAATATTTAGGACTAGGAACTAATTTAAAATATTATGTAAAAGAAGGTAATTCTTTTTATGATGTAACTCCTATACGTGAAACTACGGCCGCTGGCGATGTAACCTTTGCTGCTGTAAACGGAGATGCGACACTAACTGTCTCAGATACCGCTCACGGAGCAGTACAAAACGACTTTGTTACATTTTCAGGAGCTGTATCTTTAGGCGGTAATATTACTGCTACTGTTTTAAACCAAGAATATCAAATAGCAACCATTATTGATGCTGATAGCTATACTGTTGAAGCAAAAGATACAGATGGAAATACAGTTTTAGCGGATGGATCTGATACAGGAAATGGGGGATCGTCTGTAGTTGGCGCTTATCAAATTAATACCGGACTTGATGTATATGTTCCTGCTACTGGATGGGGCGTTGGCACTTGGAGCTCTGGATCATGGGGAGCTGCTGCTGCTTTAGGATTTGCTAATCAGTTAAGGCTTTGGTCTCACGATGCTTTTGGAGAAGATCTTGTTATTAATCCAAGAGCTGGAGGTATATATTATTGGGATACTTCCTCTGGAACCAGCACACGAGCTGTTAATATCGCTAGTTTAAGTGGCGCAAATTTAGCACCAACGGTTGGATTACAAACTATTGTTAGTGATATTGATAGACACGTTATTGTTTTGGGAGCTGACCCCATATCAGGTAATGCTAGAACAGGAAATTCTGATCCATTGTTTATAGCATTTAGTGATCAAGAAAATATAACAGAATGGGAGCCAACTGCTACTAATACTGCAGGAAGCTTAAGACTTTCTTCTGGCTCTCAAATAGTTGGTGGCCTTAGATCAAGACAAGAAATATTAATTTGGACAGATGTATCATTGTATTCTATGCAATTTGTTGGAGCTCCATTTACTTTTGGCGTAAATCTTATTAATGAAAATGTTGGATTGATATCTCCAAATGGTGCTATAAACGCACCAGATGGCGTGTATTGGATGGCGAGAGATGGGTTCTACAAGTATACAGGGTCTGTGCAAAGAGTTGTTTGTAGCGTTTTAAATTATGTTTTAGACGATTTAAATATGACACAGTCTTTTAAAGTTTTTGCTTTTGGTAACAGAGAGTTTAACGAAATAGGTTGGTTTTATTGTTCTGCTAATAGCGATGATATTGATAGATATGTAACTTTTAATTATTTAGAAAATGTTTGGAGCATTGGAGAATTAGCAAGGACGGCTTGGTTAGATGAAGGAATATTTGAAAACCCATTGGCTACACAAAAAACTAATGGAACTAGTTATTTATACGATCATGAAAGCGGAGATGATGCAGACGGGTCTCCGATGGACAATGTGTATATTGAATCCGGTGATATCGATATTGATCAAGGTGAACAATTTGGTTTTGTCAGCAGAATTATTCCAGATGTAAAATTCTTTGGAGATACCCCTAGTACTGGACAAATTAATTTTGTAGTAAAAACTAGAAATTATCCTGGCGATAGCTTGACCACCGCATCTACAAGTAATGTTACTAGTTCAACGCAACAAAACTTTATAAGAGCTCGTGGTCGTCAAATGGTATTCAGACTGCAATCAGATGATGATGCTAATGTTTCTGCAAGAACTGGTTTTAAATGGAGATTGGGCGCAAGCCGATTCGATATTAGAACTGATGGCAG